AGCCGCCCCGAACTGGCTGTCAATCTGGGCCAACCGGCCTTGCCGCAGGGCCTTGTTCTCCATGCTGAAGATGCCCTGAGGGATGTACTGGTAGGAATTAGCCACCTCCTCGGGTGTCATGGGGATGAAAGTAGCCGCCCTCTGGGGCCCAAGGGCAATCGCGTAGTCCTCGGGGCCGTAGTTCTGGTAGATGAGCCGCCAGTAGGCCATGGTCACTTGACGCTGGAAGTCGAACTCCGACAGCATCCCGAGATAGGCCATCTTGTCCCCGGTCACGCCCCGCTGCATCTCAAGGGCCCCGAGGGTGTTGTTGTTGTCGGTCTGCGCGTGGGCCCCGCTCATCGTGGCCGAGGTGATGGAGGTGCGCTCCTGCAAGATGCGCTCCCACTCCTGGGGCTCAATGAAGGCGTCCCGGTTCACTGATCCCATGTCCAGCTTCATCATGAGTTGGCGGATATCGTTGAAGCCGGACGGATTCTTGAGCCGAATCACGTTGCGGTTTTCGTCAATGTCCTTGGGGTCGTGGATGGCCTTCTCGACGATGGCGAACTTCTGGGAAAGGGCGATTGACCCAGTGTCCAGCCTCTGATTGATCGTTTCGTTAGCGACTAGCTGGGCGTCCTTGCCCATCTCGGGAATGCCCCGGCCGTAGAACCGGCCAGCCACGGGCATATAGTCGTCCTTGAAAATCTGCGGCTCGCCGTCGTAGGCATCGTTAAGCTCAACAGAAACGACTGCCTCGGCGTGGAACCTGACGATAGCCGGGATCAACTTCTCTGGGTCTGTGATGGGCTGCCCGTTGATAAGAACCCACTTCTGGGGCAGGCGGGCAAATAGTTCGTAACACCGCAGGAGCTTGCCGCGATTGGGGCGGCTGATGGTTGACTCGGAAATCTTGCGATCCGCCGCCTGCTGTTGCTTGTCGGAGGGGATGGTTTCATCGGAAGCCACATCCTTGAGCTTCATGGCCTCGGGGAGGTAGTAACCGGCCTCAATGCCGTCCAAGACCTCGCCCCACGTCGTTTCGTAGCGATAGGCGCAAGTGCTGCCCTTGATCTTCAGTGACTTGGGGTCGGGGAAGAAGTCCCAAATGCTGATATGCTCGAACCGGACGCCCCGGTAGGTGATGACCTCTTTAACCTCGTCGTGATAGCCGACCACCTGGGCCTGCCCGCTCATGTGACGCATGATGGAGCCGGGGTCAAGAATGTTCATCGGCTCAAGGTCGGGGACCTTCTGCACCCGGTCCTCGGTGACGGTTTCAAACCGCATCCGGGCAAATCCCGAACCGTAGGTCGTCTTGTCGTCCAAGACGCTGTTGCGCTCAATCTCGTAGTTGGACTTGGCCCGCTCACGCAGAATCAGGTCCTTGAGGTTCTCGGACTGGTCGAACTCGGGCGGAACGTCAACCAGGGGCTTGAACTTCAGGGCTGGGTTAGGCCCCACCTCGGTCTTGAATAGCTGGGCCTGGGCGTTCTCGCGGTGTGACGCGGTGATGGGCCAGAAAGCCTTGGACTGCCAGGGCTCTTTCTTGGCGGCAATGGCGGGGTCGTAGATGGAGTCAGAATTTCGGCTCCATCTGATCCAATCGTTCTCGAACGAGGACCTGCGCCACGCGGCAGAGTTGGAAATGAACGAGTTGCTGAAGGACAGAAGCTCGCCAAGCATCGCCTCGCGGGAAAGCTCCACGACCTCGGGCTCGACGGACTCGTCAACGGGCGCGGTGGGCATGGGCTCGTCAATCACAGGTCGGGGCTCCCGTCGGCGTTGAGGTAAACAACCTCGTGGCCCATGTGGCGGCGAAGCTCGGTCTTGCGGGCAAGCAACACCTTGCAGTCCAGGCACTTGATCCCGTTGTGCCGCCTAGGCTTGGAGATGGCCTCTCCGACCTCGTACATCATCTCGCCCATGGACTCCCTCATACCTTCGCCAGCCCCCGCAGCCGGGCCCCAAGACTCGCGGCCTCGCTAGACAGGACCTCAAGTCGAATCTTCACTTCCTCGTCGTCAGACAGGTAGGCGATCTCGGTTAGCTGCGACTCGACCACCTGGACGCGCTCAATGGCCCGGACCAAGTTGCGGTCGGAGATGCGCTTGCGCTCGGACTCACGCATTGTTCACTCCGTAGCCGGACGAGGATGGCGGGGTCCAGGTGGAGGCGGCTTCAAACTTGGGCTCGGGCATCAAAAGATAGCGCAGGGTGTCACAGCCGTCTTTGTAGGCGTTATCCAGAGGCTTGCTGGTGTCAGGATCGCGTCCCCACCGCTCAATAGCGGCGATGATGTTTACGCACTTCGGAGAAATCGTCAGGCGCGGACGGTTGAGTGCATCGACGGGCTTCTCTTTGTTGTATCGGAGGTATTCATTGACCTTGAAAATCCCGGTTTCAATCTCGCCCTTTTCTGCCCCGTCGATTGAGTAGGAATCCTCGAAGGCAAGCCCGCGCTCCCTGAACTCATCGCGCAGCGTTCGACCATCAAGGCTGCGCTTCTGTCCGGCGAAGCGGCGGTCAATAATGCGCCGGTCAATCGGTGTCCTGCCTTCTTTCAGCGCCCAATGGGTCACATAGTCGTCCACAGTCATGTGCGGGTCCTTGGACTGGGCGAAATTGTGATCGGGGCTCTCGTCGTAGATATGGACGTATCCCGCCTCATTGGCCCACGCCCAAATACTGAACATGGGCTTAGAAATTGCCGGGTCCGTGACCTGGATGCGGCACACGGGGCCGTCAGGCTCGATGTCCTTAACGTGGACACGGCGATCAAACAGTTTGAAGATGCGGCCTGAGATGGATAGGGGCTTCCCGCTGAACCTGGCCTCACGCTCGTCCGCGTCGAACTGATCCAGAATACGCATGATCTGCTTGTGCGTGAGGTTCCCGGCAACGCCATGCTCTACGCAGTTTTCGCAGGAGTTGCCGTAGCGGACGCGGATATCCTTCCCGTCGGCCTTGGCAAATATGCCATCGACAACCCAGGGATTCTTGTCCAGGCTCGTCGCCATCATGAACATGAACCCGCCAGCACGGGAGCGGGCGACGGCCTCTTTGTAGATATCCTCGGGCGGCGGCTCGTTGAAGAACTGAAGGCCAATGTTGGGTCCAGCGGCTTCGGCGGCATCCCTCTCGTAGCTGAAAAGGTCCAGGACCCAGCCCGTGTCCGTGACAAACACTGAGGGGTAGCCGAAATGCCCGTTGCTGGCGGTGTACCGGCCAACCGGGAATAGGCGCTCAATCGCGGTCTGTAGCGACCCGATCTTTTCAAGCTCTGCAGGCGTGGAGTAGATGCGGGCGCGTTTCGGATGGGACCATTCAATCAGCGCCGGGACTCGCAACGCATCCGGGGCCAGCGCGGGCCACATAACAGCGGCAAGGATGGCCGCGATCATCTCGCTTTTCCCCCAACCGTTACCCGCGCCCGAGACAAAAATGAATCCGTCTTTAGTGACTTCAGCCAGGAACTCAAGCTGCCCGCCGTGAGGCTGGAAGAATCGGATAGCCTCATTTGCCTGAGTCCACCTGATCCGGCTTATCAACTGGTCCGCCTCCAGGCGCTTCGCTTCCGATAAGCCCGGCAATGCCGTCTGCAAGCTCTTTAGCTGATGCTCCAGGATTGGCGGTAATTTCGGCATCTATCTGCTGGACCATCGCGGACTTGCCAAAGGCGCGATCCAAAAGGACCTCAAGCGCCCAATCCGCTCGCTTCTCGTTGTGCGATTCAACAGCCCTCTTGAGCTTGTCGAAGGCAAAGAGGCGGCACCACTCTTTGCACTTGGCTTCAAACTCCCGCTGCTCCGGGCTCTTGGGCCTTGCTCCCGAAGGATTTCCACTCTGGCCTTTGACAAATGCCATTGCTAAGCAGGGGCCTCATTCTTTATAGCGGCCCTTGCGGCATCGGCGCATTCCAGAATTGCGCGGGCCTCGGCCGGGTAGGTTTCTACGGCCCAGCGGACAAGATCGAGCGGGCGCTGTCCGGAAGGCTGTGGCTTCGCCCAAAGCTCAAGATTCTCGATGCGCGAATCGGATTTATCACCATTTTTGTGGTGGACATTTTCGTGTGGCAATAGTCTCCGCCCAATGTGCCGCTCCATCACAAGCCGATGTTCAGCGATATATCCGGTCCCGTGCGCGTCCGGGTGTTCCGGCA